TAAAAGCAATCGAAAGTCGCGGCGCTTTTGAGATAGCTAAAAAAGCTAGAATGCGATGCGGTGAGGTTTTCAAATATGCGATTGTTACGGGTAGAGCAGAAAGCAACCCGACAGCGGAACTATCGACAGCGCTGGTTAAAACCCAGCCTAAAAATTTTCCGTTCTTAGCTACAGATGCGGAGATGTCAGAATTTCTAAAAGCCCTAAAAGGATATTCCGGCAATATTTTAACACGGTACGCAACACTACTTTTAATATATACCGTCCCGCGTACCGTTGAATTGCTCTCTATGAAATGGGCTAATATTAATTTTGATGAAAAAATTGCAATTGTTGATGCGGATGTTGTGAAAAAAGATCGGACACATTTAATACCTCTATCTAGACAAGCTATTGAAGTATTTAAATTTTTACAACCAATCACTGGGCACGGTGAATATGTATTCCCTAACAGAAACCATCCCGATAGACCTATGTCTAACGGCGCAATACTGCATGTGATACGTAGACTGGGCTTTGCTAATCGTGCCACCGGGCACGGATTTAGGCATCAATTTTCTAGTGTGTTGAATGAACATGGGTTTAATAGGGATTGGATAGAGAAACAACTAAATCATGAGGAGGGAAGTGTGCGAGGTATTTACAACCACGCACAATATTTGGAGGGTCGTAGAGAGATGATGCAGTGGTATGCGGACTATATCGATAGGTTAACCGCATAGTTGTTGCTCGGCGTGCTCCTGCTGTTTTGCATCACTGAACTTGACTAACGTTGATAGTTTCCAGCGAGGGCTACGCCCTAAATATAGATCGGGTTTTGGGAATGCGCCACGGGCGACCCATTTGTCTAAGGTGGTANCATCGATACCGATATATTCACATACCCGCGTCTTAGTGTATAGCGGGTCGGCGATGACTATATTATCCATGATTATTTTAACTCCGTACTTATTTCAAAAAACTTTTTGATAAAAGCGATGGCCGCTCGGTACTGTTCGAGGTTTACATAATTGTCCCTGTGGCGTTCGAAAACTTGATATTCAAATGCTTTTAAAGGCCCGTTAAAGCACCCCGTGCTTACCTCTATGCCCTCCACGTAAGGCTTTAGACTTCGATACGCAGTTAATGTGCTCGCCCGCGAACCTATAGGCCCTATGGCTATTACATCTTTTTTTGATAAGATCCTCGCGCTCCCCCGTATGCAAGCATCGATGTACAAAAATTTCACGTTTGACTTTGTTAATATCTCAGCCTCGTCGCCTACCATAGTACCCCCACCTACCCTGCTGTACATACCTATTAGGGCTTTGCCCGCTACTACAGCGCGATCTGATACCATAGCGCGATCTTTTATAACAGCCCTCCCGCAAACATTTGCGTAATCCGTTACCCATGCGTGATCGCATACGATTGCTTTGTTATAAACCTTCGCGCTACCGCCAACTGTGGCGCTTCTACCGATAATTGCCTCACCGAATACCGTTGCGTCAGTCACAACCCTTGCGTTTTCTATTACACGGGCTTTATTGAAGACCTTTGCGTCGTCACACACCCACGCATCACCTTCATGTGATAGGTTATCCTCGCTCTGTACAAAACCGCCCAATTCTCCCCGTTCGACATTTCCAAAATCTCGCAATGCCCTAATCCTGTATACCGTTACACCGTTAAACAATCCCATGGATTCGTTTGTTAATTCATATTTTTTATTTGTCATTTTAATACCCTTTCTTCTTCATAGATTCGAGCAGAATATCTTGCAAACTGCGTTTAGTTTTTTTACGTTCGATAACGTCCTCGTCTACCGTACCGCGCGTGATAATCTCATAAACAAATACCGGGCGGTTATATCCCGATTGTGCTTGGCGGGTTGGCCCGATTCGTTCGAGTATTTGATCTGCGCTTTCTAAATTCCACCAATGCGCGAAATAAACTAGGATGTTACCTCCGTCCTGTAGATTCAGCCCATGACCTGCGCTGTCCGGGTGGGCCAGTAAAATCGGGATTTTACCCGCGTTCCAATCGCGTATCGTTTGAGGGTTGTTATCCAGTAAGCGCGCTTGTTTGAATGCTTTTAACAATCGCACCTTGTCGTGTTCAAAATGGTAGGCAACGAGTACCGGCATACCTCCGGCTTCATTTACAATACTTTCTAGCGCTTGGATTTTCCGGTCGTGTAGCTCAGTAAATCCCTTGTTATCGTCGGTATAGATAGCCCCGTTAGCAAATTGTAAACATTTTATAGTTTTAGACGCGGCGTTAAATGCCTCAATTTCGATATCGCCTAAGGATAAAAACATATCTTTTTCAAGCTGTTTATATTGGCGTTTTAGCTTATCAGGCAAATCTACATACACAGAAGTTAAAATAGGATCTGCTATATCAAACCAATCTTTAGCATCCAGCGTTATGCAAACATCTTTTAATTGCTCTTGTATCTGCTTCTGTGCAAAATCGGTTGGGACAGTTTTATAGTAATCGCCCGTAGGTATTTTATTAAACCATCTGTTAGTAAAACCTTTAAAAGTGCTTCCCAACCGTTGGCCGCCATCGATAAACCAATTTTGCCCCCACAGGTCTAACAGCCCGTTTGGAGCGGGTGTGCCTGTCAAATTCTGCCAAAAGCTAACTTTTTTAAACGCAACGCTACGGAGAGAGGAGGCTCTAACACCGCCACCACGTAACCGAAATGATTTGAGCTTGGTGCTTTCGTCGGCTATGACCTGCTTAAACGGCCATTTACCGCCTAGGGTTTCGACTAACCATGGCAGGTTTTCATAGTTAGTAGTGAACACGTTGGCGTGCGGGTTACATAGCGCGGTTTTACGTTGCATAGGCGTGCCTACAATGGGCTGTATTTCGATGTTTTCAAAATCCCACTTCTTGACTTCATCCGGCCATGTTGACTGTGCGACACGAAGCGGTGCGATAACTAGCGTAGGATCAACATACAACCCGCTAAGGTATGCAATATTTAATGCGCATAATGTAGATGATGTTTTGCCCATACCCATACCCGCCCATGTGTTGCCGCGGGAGATATTTAATTGATGGTCTATGATTAGGTTTTGGTATGGGCGGGCGGTAAATGGTTTATTCATATAGGAAACTCACATCGTGGGAATCTAAAACTACAACACGATAGCCCAATCGCCTCAGGCGTTCGTGTTCCCTTATCTGACCCGGTCGTGGCTTCTCGCCGGGTCGTTTACACTCGACAAAAAACAGCTTGCCATTAGGCAACATCACTAATCTGTCAGGTTTATTTATCCTCCCGGTTGGAGCTAATTTATAGGTTAGACCTCCTAGATCTTCCACGCGGCGGGTCAAATTATTTTCAATGACGGATTCAAGTACGCGCATTTTTTTTATGCCCCTTCAATATGGTATACCATTACCTCGACCCTAACAGGCATTACCATCGTACCCGGTGTGACCGTTAACACGTTGCCATTTTTTAAATCAATAGCGTAATANATTGGCTTTTCTGGCNTACACAATATGTNCGCCCCTTTCAAGTACAAAGTTCTCTCATAAATAAAAGCCTCTCCCAATTTGATACTTTGATAGTCAACTGTTTGGCGTGTGTCATGTATCTTCATCTTAGGCCTCCACACTTACCAATAATTCAGTATGTACCCGGGTTACCTTTACATCAGAGGGAATCTCTGCGGACTCCCCTGTGTGCAAATTAACAACAAAATATCTTTTTTCCCCATCCACAATCGACGACGCTTTTATGAATGTCCCGTTGTTCCATAGAAAAACGTGACCCGGCTTTACTGCATCGAATTTGGCTTCGGGTACGGTATCTTGTTTTTTAAATATCATTATGCATATCCTTGTATATCTATCTCAGCTTTTATCGGGCTAACATTCAAATCTTGACTAAAAAATTTACGCGTGCCCGTGGCCAAATTGACAGCGGCCGTATTTTGGCTATCATCGTTAGCCATTTTTAAATAATATTCGCCAGCAAATAAAAAGACGTCGCCCGGTTTAATTAGGTCGAATTCAATTTCTGCTTTCAGCATTCCACTATCTTTAATTTTCATATGTTAGTCCTTCTTATATCTGTAACTTTCGAATCCCGCCGCGGCTAACGGTAACCCGTCTGCCCACGCGGGCGGTGTAGCTAAAATTTGGCTGAGGTAATCATGCGAATATTCTGGCAGGTCTGGCGCTTCGGTTATGATTTCATCGTGAACAGTTAATACTATGTTGAATCCGATTTCATCAATGCACGGCATGGAATATGCCATAACGTCCCTCGCGACCGCCTGCGTAATATTCTCGGCCAATTTCCCGCCGTAGGTATTAATGCGCTCCCATTTTCGGGAATAGGTATTCTGGCCAAGATAACTAATCTTACCCTTATCATCGACAGTAGCCCCCGGGTAACATAAATAGCGCCCTGATGGTAAACGTATGCGTAACCAAGCGCCGACTTTGTCAATCACCAGTTGTTGAATGGTAACGCTCTGACTATGCCCATTAATTACATTGCGAACAGCCATATCTAACGATTTCCAAAAACTAGATATCGCAGGGTGAGATTTTCGCCATGCGCGCTTAAATGAATCACAGATAATGTACGCTTTATCGGATAACCCGTAAGTACGTTTGTTTTCTACTGCCCATTGATACGCGCTTTTTGCCTCCTCCAANATGCGCAGGTCTACATTTTGGATAGCAACATCTGCCATGGCATCTAAATCTATACCGTATGCCATGCTGAACGTGATAAATGCNCCAACACCGCCCTCGTAACCTAACGCTAGNTCCTGAACTTTACCTATCTGACGCTGTTCTTTAGTCACATAGTTAGGGTTAACACCGAAAGCCTTAGCGTATGATAACTTGTAAAGGTCGTGCCCTCGTCCGCTATCAAAATCGTAGAACGCCTGTATTTTCCAATCTTCTCCGGCTAACCATGCGAGTACCCGGCCCTCAATATTGGATAGATCAGACACTACCAACTTGCGACCCTCCGGCGCACAAATACAGCCGCGTAACGTGTTGCTAGTTAGTTGCATGATATTATCCGTAACCAAGTCAACGGTACCCGATTTGATAGCCTCGATACCCGCATCTATTTCCCATTGTTCTAATGTCGGACGGGTTAGGTTTTGCGGTTGGAACCCACGCCCCGCCCATCGCCCAGTGCGGTATGCGCCCATAAATTGCAATGTGCCGCGCAATCTGCCATCTCTACTAACCCGGTTAAGGAGGGCCTTGTACTTACTGGTGCTTGTGGTGCTCGCTTGTTGTCTGACGGCCAATAGTTCTTTTAACCCGTCGGGTAAATCCGGGTCGTTTAATCGACGTTCGATAGTGGAAGTGGTCAGATCAGGTAGCTTGACTCCGTAGGCGATAAGAATGTGCCTTAGCATTGCATCGCGTTGGGTTGCCGCGTACACCTCCCCGGAGGTGATATCGTGGGCTTTTTCTGCAAGCCGTTGCTGTTCTAGGTCGATACACTCAACGGCTTTTTT